CGCAGCAACGCTTCGGTCCGGCACTCAACGGTTCCATACTCGACGCCGAGCGCCTCGAGAAACGCGGTGATGGTGGCGTCACTGTCACGTGTCCAAGCAGGACCCGTCGGCAACAGGTTCTGAAGCAGAACTCCGTACTTATCGAAGTCGCAGGACCCGCCCCAGAATCCGGACCACTCTTCTCCCCACAACGACATCAGCCAAATCGACTCGCGATCTCTGCGTCCTTTGCGGTGAGTGCTAGGGCGTCGGTGGTCAGCGTTGCATCGTTACTGGCATACGTACCTGACGGCCATTGCAACTCGAACATAAAAACGCCGGACTCGATCTCGTAAGTTGACCAGTGCACAGTTGTCGATGTGCTGGTATCGGTTCCGCTGCTTGTCGGTATCATGCTGACTGGTCCTCTACATGGGTTTCTTGCATCACGACGGTGCCGGACCATTCCGCTAGTCCGCCGCCGCCGTTGCTAGCTTCGATCTTAATTGATCCGTTCGTAGTATCTGCAGAAAGACCCGCACCGCCATTATTCACGACAGCTGAAAAGCCCAGTATATTGACGATCGTACTAGCTGCACTGCCCTTGCGCTGTGCATGAATCTTCCAATGTGCACCGACCGTATGGCTGCCCACCTGATCGTTCTGACCCGACATGAATATATCGATGATGTAACTGTGCCAATCCTGCAGCAGGATCCGATTCGATGCGCCGATACCACCACCAGCTGGTGCGGCGCCGTCGCGTGTAAGTTCAACTGTGCTGCCGTCACTCGCTGAGCCCTTGATCGAAAACGATGCCCGTTGCGTTTTTTGTCCGCCAGTGTGTGTGCCGGCGCTGAGATATTCGACGGGCTCAAGCCGCTCGCGTACAGCGTCGCCCATCAGCTGCACTGGAATCCAATCCACTCCATCCCATTTGAACCGGCGACCGTCGTCAAGGACACACTCATCATCGATACGTAGGCCATCGCTCGCTGCGATGGCATCGCGCTGCGTCGCATCGGTTGCGCGCCACTGACCAGGGCCGGTTTTTGCTTTGGGAAATGTCACGGCAGCACCTCCAAGAATGAAACGAACACGCGCCAGGTGATTGCAGTGGCGGCCTTGCCAGTCACCTCGACGACAAGATCATTTCCGCTGACGATGATGTCGACGGCGCCGTCTGGCGAGAGCGTGCCGCCTACGCTGTACTCATTGCCCGAATCGAAGTCGACGTCTTCAGTGATGCTGCCGCCGGCCCGTTCAAAGCGTGATCGTATGTGGCGGAAGATGTAGTCCTGCGGCCCAACTCGCCCCCACGCCTTCACCTCTACCTCGGCAGCACTGCCGTCGGCCATGGTGTGAACGACCGGCGACATTGTTGTGGGTGTCGCATCGGTTGTCGACTCCTCGAGCCGACGCGGAGCCAAGCCCTGCGCCACCACGGCCAGGATGAAGTCGTCGACGAAGTCTCCCCAGTGCTGATTTGCATGCTGCTGCGACTGCACGCGAGTCGTCGGGATCCGGTCGACCTTGTCTGTAATCAGATCGGCATGCGTCGTTTCGAAGACCGGATCGTGAATGTCGACGGTGTTGGTGGGGTTCGCCATGCTTCACCTATGGGATATCCGCAAAGACTGTCGTGCCGCGCACCGGCACTTCACCGATGTCATGGGGGACATTGGCAACCGGTGAGATTAGGATGTGATCCTCTTCACCTTGCGCCAAGCTGATCGCTTCGTTGATCTGACTCAGAAGCAACGTCGCATTGTCACCGCCACGCCTGATCAGATAATCGTCCAACTCGGCATTGACCGCATTTCGAACATCTTCATTGTTCGGTTGCAACTGGATCGATGCGTTGAGCGGAACTTCGACGGGTGCCGCAACGGTAACTGCTGCAGTGACCGGACGGAAGACATCGATCACTGCCTGCACCTCGGCGACCTTGGCCGGGCTCGGGATGATCGTAGGCGTCTGATCGTCCAAGACGAACGTAAGCAGCACCGTACCCGGACCGAGCTGTAGCGGAAATTCGAAGGCCCGGGTCACACCGCTGACGGTGAGTGCCTCTGCTATGTAGTCGCCAGATGCACCGCCGGCCGGCGGATTTTGCACGCGCAACTCGACGCGCCCGATCAGCGCCTCGATCGATTCGATATCGACGCCGCCGCTGAGCCCGAAGCCGAAGCCGTCGTCTTCGACCGTGGCCGCGCTATCCACGCCGGCAAGCCCTCCGACCAGCGTGACGATGGTGCCGATGTCGGTGTTGCCGGCTGCTCCCGGCTCCTCAGCGGTCACCGGAGTCGATATTGAGCCGCCGCCGCCAATGGTCGTGCCGGGGGCATCGACGAGAAAGCGGGCCCCGTCAGAGCGCTGAAACGGGGTGTCAGTAGGGACCGGGGTGGACGGGGTTCCGGTGACCAGGATGCTGCCCTGTGCAGGTGCCGCGGGTTTGCGGCCATCCTCACCCAGCCAAAAGTCGCCCCAAAGCTCCGCGGTCTCCTCGTCGTTCTCGACGCTTGGGATGATCTGCTTCGATTCGTGCTGAATATGCCCGTGTAACCCGTGCGACGTGCCGCCAACGACTCGAGCGAAGACGCCTTCGACGGTTCGGCGCAGTCGTGCGTCGGAACCGGGCAGCCTGCTCTCGATGTCGGCCTGAACTCGGGCGATGATCTGTGCTGCGGTCGGTCTGAGAAACGGCATTGGTTACCCCACCAAGCGTGCTGTCTCGTCCCAGGTGCGGATCCATCGTACCGCAGGCTGGTCCGGTCTGACAATTTCGATCGTGATGCACAGGATCTTTTGGCCCGCGCCGCGATCCTGGAAAAACGGCGTAGCTGTGACGGATGATGCGACGCGATCCTCCAGCATCCAGGCGAGCGATTCTTCCGCGTACAGCTTCGCCAGTTCGAGTGTTTCTTCGGTGGTCTTGGCCCGGCCGAGCAGCCACAGACGCGAGCCGATCTTGTCCTCTGGTACGTCCGGGAACGTGTCACCCCACCAGCCGCGGCGCTCCTCGGGGTTCGTGATGTCGCCGGGCTCGGCACGTCTATCCGTGAAGAGCGAGATCACCACGGCAGTCTCGAGTCCTTCGTCGAACTCCAGCGTGCCGAGTGGATCCTGCACCAAGTCAGCGCGCTGGTCATCGTTGCTGTATGCGAGAACTACTGCCATTATGTGGCCTTGACCTTGGTGGCTGCGGTGGATCCAAACGCACCAAGTCCAGCGGATAGCCCGGCCTTCACGGCTGCACCGCCATCGTTTGGCACGATCACTATCGCATCGATGACGCCCTTCAGTGTAGCGATCTCAGCGGCAAGACTGGCGGCGAGCGACACGAACTCCGCCGCAGCATCCGCACCAAGGTGGATTAGCCCTGCCCCGTCCGGCACTGCGGCGATCGATCCATCCGCAGACTTGACGTGCACGCGGTTGCCCGCATCGGTATAGATCGCCGAATCCTTCGCGGAGAGCCCGTCGAACCGCGTGTTTCGATCCGTCACGACGATGACGATGGGATGATCCCGGTTCCCCTGCGGGCAGACCACGACAGCCTCGGAGCCGCCTGGCGGTGACGATGTGAAGCCGTACGGTTGGAAGTGCTCGGCGTCATCTGTCTCGTCAGCAAACATCGAGACCTGCACGATCTGCATCGCGCCACCGTCGTTGATCAGATTCACAACGGCCCGAGCCACGACCATCTGCATGCCGCGCTTGATCGGCTCCATTACCTTCCGCGCGATGCGTGCGACGTCTACCATTCCATCCAACTCTTTCCCCTGGTCCGTGCACTGCGCTTGCCAGGCGGCACCAACACGTCGAAGGATTCTGGGTTGGCCAGTTGTAACGTGGTGACGCTGCGGTCGCCCGCCTTTTCGTAGCTGACCGACACGATCAGCAGATCTGTATCAATGCGGAGGAATCGATCCTTCACCCGCACCAGTTCGTTCTGTTTCCAAAGCCGACCCTCATCGTTGAAGTAGCCTTGGACCCGGTAGCTTAGGCGGCGGGATTTGCCGGCCCGTGTGTTGCGCTCCCACTCGGCCCGCCGCTTCAGATCATCGGAGTTGCCCTGACTCTCGGCGACGACGATCATTGGCCGGAATCTGTCGATGCCTTCGTCGGTCACGTCGAACTTCGGACTAGTCACATCGACACCATGGAACTTGTCTGTACCGACCAGTTGCGACTTGTACGTATAGATCTGGAAGCGGTCCTTTTGGCTTCCGCTGCGGGTGCCGCTGAGCACATTGACACCCAACTCGAGTGGCGTCGACGACCGCGCTGCGCCAGCCCGTGCGAACCGAACTTGCGTACCGTCATCCGTCACGATCAGCATGCCGCGCATCGTAGCGAGTCGGCTCAACGCTTCGAAAACGGTTTCACCTTCCTTGGCTGCGAACTTTGCGAACTTGACCGCGGCGGCCTCGGCAGACGTTTCGTCGATGACGACTTCGATCCCGAACGGATCGCAGAGATCCTCGGCAATGGTCTGCATCAGCGTGTCTCGCCACTTGGTTGGCCGGGTCGCACTGGAGTCGACGAGATCGCCAGTGTTGCCACGGCCGCCGATTGCGATGTTGTGGGTCTTGTCGTCGTACGTAATCTCGACGTCATCGATATGTCCAGTAATGACGTCTTGTCCGTCGATCGATATCGTACACGGATCGCCTTCGTCGAACTGCAGCGGCCGGTCCAACTCTCCGCCGCGGTCCACGTAATCGAAGCGGAACTCACCGGCGAGTTGCTCGATGCCTTGCCGCACCACGACGGTGGTCCAGTCCTCACGTGCGAGACCGGCGACGGCGAGCTTGATCCGGTTCTCAGGCATCGCTGCTCAGCACCTCCAACTCGACGAGTCCGGGGAGGAATCCGGGGTTCTTCGAATTGTTCCGGGCGACGATGTCCAGGTCCTGGTTCGCGTCGGTGTACAGGTTGTATGCGAGCACGAGCGCGGGCACCGTTGCGGCTGGTGTCGTCTTGCTCACCACTGGTAGATCCTGGGCAACCTGCTGCAGGTGATTCACGATCTCAGTGCGCAGATCTTCCAACGCTTCGAACAGCGGATCCTCTGTGACCGTGCTCTCGAGTAGGGATTGGAAGCCGGCGGCCAACTCATCACGAATCGCCGTGGCTTCATCAGCGCTCTCCAACGCGAGGCCTGCCATGATCCGGCTCGTCTCAGCGATGTTGCTGACCCGCACCATCTCTTCGGTTGCGTCTTGATTCGTTCCCTCGAGCCGCCGCTGCGCAGTGGCCGACGGTGGCTCCTCCGCATCGACTGTGAATGCGTTGAGTGAGCGGAATGCTTCGCGCAAGATCTCTGGCCGGTTGAAGTCGAGCGGGATCGTATTCTCCGGCACCGCGTCGCCGAGGCCTGCCGCGGTGTTGACCAAGTTGAGCACCGATGCGACGAGCCCTGAGAACTGATTCACCAGGGCCTGCGGCGTATTGAGTAGCGACGAGATCTCGTCTTCGAAGCTGTTGATCGCTTGGGTCAGGTTCTCGATGGTGTTCAGCTTTGCCGCGATTTTCCCACGGACCCGGCGCAACGCGCTGTTCGCATTTTCGATCCCAGCCACCGCAGCGTCGATCACGTCTTGGATCGCATCGAGAATGGACATCTTGGTGTTGGCACCAAGTTCCGTGTTGACCCGGTCCGCTGCGTCGCCGACCCGAGCACGAGTGTCCGGGATCCGCAGCACCTCTTCGGCCGTACCAGCCTCGACGAATGTGAAGCTGAACGTGGCAGAGCCCGCCTCGGTCACACGCTCCCGCATGTTGACTTCGCCATCGATCCGGACCTGCAACTCGCCTCGGGTCGGATGGACCAGGGTGTGCACTCCACCGCGCTCGATGACGGCAATCAGTGCGTCTCGCTTGATGAAGTAGTCAGGCTCCAGGACGATGGCCTCGAGACTGAAACGTCGGGCTCGTCGGCCCAGATCCTCGACGAATGGCTCGTCCCGATCTGGAAACTCGTAGGTGACGGTTCGACGGCCGAACGTGCCGCCGGTGTCCTTGTGCAGGAACGCGACGCCATCGATCGAGCCTGGCAGGAGTTGGTCTAGGAAGCTCATGTGCCAAGGTTTCTAATGCCACCATCGACGCTGACATCGGTGTCGGTAGCTTCGGCCACCCTAGTTGTCACCCTCTCATCCGAAACCTTGACCTCGATCACAGCTCGACCAGCGGCCACATCTGCGGCCCGCTCCTGAGCGGCTACTGCGGCCTGCTCCTCACGTGTGACGCCACGCTCACGTTCGACTTCGCCGATATCGAAAGCTGTGGCACCAAACTTCGCCTGGCGTGAACGGCCGGCAGCATTGATCTCATCGATCGTTTTCTTCGCGGCTTCGATCCGCTCGTCGGTATCGGTGAAGAAATCCAGACCTTGCTCGCTG